ACTTCCGCATTTGTAGCTGCTGAGAAAGCTCCTTTTGCCAAAGCTTCTTGGCGTATACGACCGAGTTCTGTGATGTGTTTCTCAAAAGTGATCTCGTATTTCTTTTGTATCTCTTCTCTGAGTTCGCCAATGTATTTGACGACGAGTGGGTATTTGTTTGCATTACGGAGTTCAGACGCCCGTACATGTGCTGACCCTTCAGCATAGCCTGCTTCCAAAGCGCATTCAGTTGGTGTCTTACGTCCTTCATTGTAGACCAATAGCTCCGCAAATTTCTTTTGTTGTTCTGATAATTGTTTGGGTAAACCCATGGCGTAAAGATAAGTTAATTTACTTTTGATTACAAGATCATTCTATGATCTTTTTAATTTTAAGTCGGCCCATGTCTTCATAGACTACAGCCTCAACCTCGCGGCAGTTCATGTATATTCCTTGCTGTTCCTCTCCAATGTTTCGAGCGATAATACGTTTCTGCTTGAGACAGTCGCTAAGACCATCAGTTGGCACCATCTCAATTGTCGAACCGTTCTGTATCATGAGTATTGCAAATACAACTTTAATGGACTCCATTTTGTTTTGACTCCAAATCTATTAATCTTTCCTCATGAAATTGTATCACCATGTCGTTCTTTAGTATCATTGGTATCTCTGCTTCCATTTGTTCTTTTAACTTATCTACATTCTCTCCAAGATATTCAACCAACATGTAGAGCTCTTGGACTTGTGGACTGACCATGCCGCCTTTGGGCACAGAATCTATAAACGTATTAGCTGCTTCTAAATCTTTATGAATCAATCTTAAATCTGATTCTATATTATTAAGTCGCTCAAGAACCCCAAACCCGAACCAAGCACCCACAAGACAAGCACCAATAATAGTGAGTAAGTTACGTACCGGCATCGAGACGGCGGTGTTATCATCGACATCTAACCTTTTCATTACAATAACGGATTATCAAACTCTGCTTTTAATTCTTCTATCTTTGCATCAATAAATTTTATAGCTGCATCATTTATTTTAACATCACCTTTGATTGCCTCTAATTCTTTGATGATACCTGATAGATCTACAGTCTCATTGACTATAAACTCTTTGTCTTCTAGTTGTGCGATACGATTGTTGAACTCACCCCACGCCATGAAGCCACCACCGATGGCGCCAATGACACCAAGTAGTGCAGCATATGATGATAATTTACTGAACATTTCTTGCATTTAATAACTCCATAAGATTTCTATATGCATCGCTGGTTTTCTTCTTGTATTCTTGCATCTTAATCTGATGCTTTACCACAGGATCTGTTCCTGCAATGCTTGCCTGTGTAGCATATATGGTTTTATCGTAGCTTGCAAGACTGGCCTGTAGGAAGAACGCTGGGTCTCCACTAGGCAGTTCTCGAGAATCAAACAAAGCAGTGTTTGTGTTGAAATAGCTAGAGATGTCAGCTTGAGTGGATGTCATCTCACGAGATACTATTTCGTTAATTACATCTAGCGTCACACTGACTCTTTGCATTTCGTTCTTTATTTTGCTCTGTATTGCCTTCTCTATAGCTGCAACTTTTATATCTAAATCAACTTCCACATCTGAGCTAGGTTGTTCTTGAGCTGGCTCCTGGATTGCCTCTTCTTGTTTGGCAATCTCTGCTGTCGGTGCTGGTTCGTCTGCAACAACTTCTTCGCTGCTGGGTTGCTCTGCAATTTCTTCATCTACAATCTCCTCTTCGATTGGTTCTTCTTTTACTTCTTCCATCGCTGGTTTTTCTTCGACCATAGCCACCTCTTCGATGGGTTCTGGTGCTGGCTCAGGTTCTGTTTCCATAACAACTTCTTCGTAGACTTCAAAGACTTCTTCGATAAAGTCCTCTTGCATCTCTTCTGTAAATTCTTCTGCAAACATTTCCTCCATAACTATTTCTTCCATGTATACCTCCTCCATCGGAGGCAGCTCTTCGAACATTTCTAGTGGTGGTAGTTCATCAAAGAATTCTACATTAGAATCATTCCAATCTAGCTCCTCTACAAACACAGTATCGACTGGAATAAATTCCTCCATGACAACTTCTTCGTAATAGTCAGGTTCAAAAAAAAATTCATCCATCGGCAACATGTCAAACTCTTCTATAATTTCTATCTCTTCTTCAAAGACAGGATTGAATGAGTATTCAATTTCTGGTGGTGGTGCAAGAAATATATCTTCTGGTATTGTAAACTCCATCAACTCAAACTGTTCTAGTTGTTCTTGCACATCTTCTATCTCGTCTTGACCAGGACATGTCGGTGGGTTCTTTTGCCAACAATAAACTACACTAGTGGACGTTGTACTTGACAGTGTGTTGTAATCAACAGTGACCACGGGATCGCGCACATCAACACCAGCGTGACCTCCGTTGTAGTTTTTGTTGCCTTGTATATCAAAACTAAATCTCACAGTGAGTGTACCGTGTTGGTTTTGTGGATCTGGTGCAAGTGTAAGTTGATTAGAATATGGATTGGTTTGATAGTTGTGGTTTGTTGTATCATGAAAGGTTGTGCTTTGTGTTGTCGTATCAACGCCGTTGGTTGCAGTTTGTGTGAGCGTGACCGTTGATTCAACAGGGTTCCACCATCGTATTTGTGCACCAAAGGTAGATGTAAAACCAAGTTGTAATTCTTCTAATGATAAGTGATCGTCAGAGTCTATCGATGTTTCTGCATATTTACCGTCCTTGCCGGTCAACCAGGTTGATTCATTGATGTCAGAGCTGTCAGGAAACATTGTGCCCACCCAGCTGCCATCGTCGAAGTCTTGTGAAACTAAGTTGCCTGTGCTTGCTGGATTACCAGATGTAATAGTTGTGATAGTCGTTGTATCTCCAACGTTGGGTGTGTCTTCTAATATTACTTCTGTGCTAGTTGCTGCCGAGCTTGACAGGATTGCCGCTGCCGTCAGAGATATAAGCTTCTTTCTCATCTAGTCCCTCCAGGATTTGTGCATCAACTTTTTCCATGTATCGCAGTGTCTTTGTATACTCTTCGTAGTCTGGTCGTTGTTGATCATATTTATTCCATTCGTCTAATGCCTCGTCACCAATCTTGCCATTAAATGGGCATGGTGTACCAGCATGGGCCATGGCTGAGAAAACTCTGCTGTCTTGACAGAGTATAGATACAGCTGCAACTTTCATGTTAAAATCAAATAATAATTTAGATAGTTTCATTCTTTCACAATTCATATCACGTTTTGTGATTCCAATGCTGCCACCTATCAATGGCTTTTGTATACCAAGTCCAACACCTACAGTACAAAGATCTTGTGACATTGCAGATATACCTGGAGCTGATGCTGATGGCACAGTCCTGGTGTCGCCTGTGTAGCTGTTGTTATTGTTTGTCGTGGAATTGTTCGTAGTTGTAGATGACGATGAACCTGATTGATAGTTTGTCGTTGCCTCACTGTGGTAGCCACCAGTGATTGCAGTGTTTGTAGCTGATGATCCTGTTGTGGACTGTGTATTAGTTGTAGCTCCCGCGCCTGTAACGTCGGCGAATGCAAAGTTTATTGCAAACGCAAATATAAAAATAGATATTGCTAGAGCTAGAGCTATATTGTTTTTCATGATTCCCCCGATTTTTATTAACACTTCCAACGCTTACGAGCTTGTCTTAATCTAGAATTAGGATCTTTGGCAGCCTTTGGAAACTTTTTCATTTGTCCTGCACTTCTTGCACAAAATGATTTACGTCTCTTCGCAGCTTTACTACCAGGTTTAACTTTACCTGTCACTGCTGTTTTTAATTTAGACCCTGGGTTGTCTCGTCTATACTTTGCAACGCCCGCTTTAGTCATACCTGCACCGGCTTTGGTAGGCCTAAAAAACTTTTTTGTTCTAGGCGGCATTTTACTTCTTTTTCTTGCCACTGCGTTCTCCTAATAATACTTTGTATTTTTGCACTCGATTACGTGCATTGCGCTCAGACTTAGCGTTCTTTTTGTCTAATGCAGTTTTAACATCTCTACGGGCTTTCATCAACCCTTTTACTAATTTACGCTTGTAAGGTGATTCTTTAAGTGGTGACTTTTTATACTTTTTTCCTTTTACGATTATGTGCTTTTCTGATGGCATCTTTACCTCGTTTGAATATGTTGACTACTTGTGTCTTACCCATAACTTTAGCACGCTGTTCACCAACTGTTAAGATTTGTATTTTGCGCGCAAACGGCTTAGATACCTTTTTGACCTTCGCCACAGTCTTCCTGGCATCTTGCGGAGTCGCGAACGCAATACGTACAGTGTCCTTTGGATTTTCATCTGTATATAATCTCCTCCCTGAACCTTTTGGTTTTTTACCTGTGCCTACCTTTGGGTCGGCCATTACACCATTCCCCCCATGCCCATTCTTTTTCTCTTCTTGGCAAAGGTAGCAACATTTGTTGGTTTACCACCAACACCTTGTGCTTTTGATCTTTTACGAGATACAGCAGACTTTATCTGACTCTTTGTCATTCTGTTTGCTTTCGCTCTTGGCACACATTTAGGGTATTTTCTTTTAGCGTCTTTCTTTTGTTTTGATCGACCACATTTTGCAAAGCCTCCACCTTTTTTCTTGGAGCCAATATCAACCCAATCTTGTTTGAACCACTTATCGAGTCCCTTGTGACCAGACATGTTATGCGAACTTTGTTACTTTTTTTCTGTTAGCCATTATTGCACCACAACCTCTTGCAACACGACCACCATTTTTTAAACCTTGTGCTTTTAATCTTTT